CGAGGCGGCGTGAGCATGAACGCCTGACCAAAAATAAAAAAACCCCGCGCCACAATCCAACACCCTACAAGCGGAAATCTAAGGCGGTCAGGGGCGAAATAAACCGCGCCCTACTGGATACCCTGCCCTGATTCTAGCGTTTAATCTAGGGCATCTGGGATGCGTTACAAGACAAAAAGAAAAACCCCGCAAAAAGCGGGGTCTAAACTGATTGCATGGTTTGGTAGTCGTTACTTTAACTCTCTCAGGAATTCCAGTATATGCGTTGGGACTTCCTCGTATAACCACGCAGATCCGAACCTGTAACCGCACTCATCGCAAGGTTTAGAAAGCAACCCTTCGGGATGCTCTTTTTGCGTAACCCACATGGCGTTTTTAGTCTCTTTTCCTTTGTAGGTCTTGACCTCAAGCGGTTTTTTGGAATCCCATTTTTTCTGATGTTCGCAGTGTGGGCGCATATCGTTAAGATGCCATCTGCCCCAAACTTGCATTAGGCGGAGAGCGTCGGGGATTCTTTCTTTCTCGATGTGATCTTTATCGATGGCGTATCCGATCTCATCTACGCATTGCCCGCCAAAATCGACACCTTCACCGCAGATAGACAATCTACCGTCGCTGTATTCTATGTCTACTCTCAAATGACCGTAGTCGATTGAGTTTCGAAAGTTCATTTTTTTGATCCTGTTTAGGTTGTCCAAGAACGCCTGACGGCGTTTTCGACCATTGAGGTCTCGTCAGTTGGACTTGATCGCGGATCTTACTTCGTCTTCAAAAACTACTAGAGCGCCTTCTAACTTGTCAAATAATTGGTTAATCTTTAACTGTCTGTCTGTTTCAAATTCAGTATCCCAAACCGCCTTTTGAAGCTCCTCGTACAGCGTGGCATTGCTTCCAGTGTTGGGAAACAGTTTATCTATGACTGCTTGGATTTTCTCGGCGTATTGTTTGTCGGTCATCTTAAAGACTCCGTTTGTTAAGGTTCATAATTATAAGCACAGGTCATTTAAGGCGGTCAAGAACTTTTTGCCCTGTTTGCCCAAAAGTTTTTTATGGGGTCATAAGCCAGGCTTGTGCATATCCCTCACCCACACTCACACGCCCCTCCAACCATCAGCGTATTTAATACCCCTATAAATACAATCTGCTTGCGCTTTGCGGTAACTTGTGCCAGGCTTGTTGCGAATAAGAATCATTCTCATTTAGAATAACCCTGGTCTTCGTGGGGTTTTTATTCCGCACAAATAAAAAGGTTATTTTTTCTGTGGGAATAGGGCGACCCGACTACTGTATACCCATCCAGTGTTGCATTTTCGCCACACTGTACACCCATACAGTACCCCCCACCCGCCCCCTTTTTTTGTTTGCTGTATATAATATGTCCTATCCACTCACCATCGGGGTATTTTTACCGTTCATAAGCATTTACTAATATGTCTTTTTTATCCACACTAAAAAAACTTATGACCGCCCCTTTGACAAAAGCGGCTAATACTACGTTTGAAAGACCTAGAGATTACGGAGATGGTAGAGAAATTAGGGCGATTGGGCTGGCAAAGAAAAACGCATTGGATCATGCCTACCTGACTGACCTTGCTGGCTTGATGGGCGCTAACGCTAAAGAGTATATACTAGATTTTGGGAAGTGGAATAAACAAGACCTTCAAAATAATGCCGTCGCAAAAGAATTTTTGGAAGACTTAAAAGAACGTGAACCTATGTTGGATATATATCAGAGGATGAAAAGAGCCGCTGAGAATATTAGGGATAGGGAGAGAATGAGAAATCCACAATATCCTTGGGCTTATTATAAGAACAGGGGTGATGATGATTATTATGATAACTGAGCAACAAGAGACATTCATCGAGCAATACTGCCTGCATGGCAATGCAAGCCGTGCCGCAGAGCAGGCAGGATACTCTCATCCAAAGCAAAGAGGCTACGAACTAAAGAATAAGTTTGCCTCTGAGATTGAGGAACGCACCAAGAAGATGATTAAGGATGCGGTTCCCAGCGCCATGCGTATGTTGCAGAGATTGGCAGAGGAGGCAGAGTCTGAGTCTGTGCGTCTTGGAGCCGTGAAAGACATTCTTGATAGGGCTGGTCTGAAGCCCACAGAGAAGATTCAGCAGGAGATTTCTCAGGTGGAGCAGAAGTCCACAGAAGAACTGCAGAAAGAGTTAGAGGCTCTCCTGAAGCACTGATGCCCGTCAGGAAGGTCAAAGGCGGTTACAAGTGGGGTAGTAAGGGTAAGGTCTACAAAACCCGTGAAGGGGCGGAGAGACAGGCTAGAGCGGCATATGCCAGTGGATATAGAAAAAGCGGTAGAAATAGCAAGAGAACTTAAGAAGCGAGAGCGGTACGAGAAGATTTCCTTCTACGATCCATACCCGTATCAGCAGAAGTTCCACGCCACAGGATTTGAAAACAATCAGCGCCTACTCATGGCGGCTAACCGAATAGGTAAGTCGTACTGCGGAGCGGCTGAAATGGCTTACCACCTTACTGGCCTATATCCTGATTGGTGGGAGGGAAAAAGATTCAACCGAGCAATTACGGCTTGGGCTGGCGGTGTCTCCAACGAAACGACTAGAGACATCGTACAAGCAGAATTATTGGGTTCCCCTGATGATCCTGAAGCATTTGGTACCGGCGCCATTCCAAAAGATAATATAGTAAAAACAGAAAGGAAACCGGGAGTACCAAACGCTAAGAGCGTTGCACTAATACGCCATGTCTCAGGCGAGAACTCATCCCTACACTTTAAAGCCTATGAGATGGGCGTAGACAAGTGGCAAGGCCGCTCTGTGGATGTGGTATGGCTGGACGAGGAACCTAGCCGAGAACTCTACTCACAGGCCGTGACACGAACCCTTGATCGCCGTGGCATGGTTTACATGACATTTACCCCAGAATCGGGGATGACCGAGACTGTGGCGGCGTTTATGAACCACATTAAGAAGGGTCAAAGCCTGACAAATGCGACATGGGATGACGCATCTGAGCATATAAAGACCCTCAGAGGCAAAGAAGGACATCTAAATGACGCGGTGATGGAGCAGATTCTATCTGCGTATTCACCACATGAGCGGGAAATGAGAAGGTTTGGCAGGCCGTCTATTGGCTCTGGTCTGATCTTTCCGCTGAATGAAGAAGAATTAATGATTGATCCGATACATATTGAGGATCATTGGCCGCGTATAGCGGCTATAGATTTTGGGTGGGATCACCCAACTGCTGTAGTTTGGTGCGCGATAGATAACGAAAGTGAAACTTTTTATATATACGATTGCTATAGAGCATCAAAAGCCAGCCCCTCTGTTCACTCCGAGATTATAAGGAAACGCCCTTATTTCATTCCCATAGCCTACCCACATGACGGCAATCGCAGGGATAGCATGGGGAATCCCGGTCTGGCAGAACAGTATCGCTCTCTTGGTTGTAATTTTTTGATGGAGCATTTTACGAATCCTCCGGGTTTGGGCCAGAAGAAAGGCTCCAACTCAGTGGAAGAGGGTCTGATGGCTATGCTACAGGCGATGGAGAACGGCAAGTTTAAAGTGTTCTCTACGCTATCGGATTGGTTTGAAGAATTTAGAATGTACCACCGCAAGGACGGCAAGGTGGTAGCCCTTCGTGATGACTTGATGAGCGCCACACGGTACGCATTTCAGTCACAGCGGTATGCAATGTCTGGCTCTGATCCAGAGTGGACGAGTGATATAACCTATAGGAACTACGGAATTGTCTGACAAAGAACAAGAACTGCTAACTAAAGTAAACAGTGAAATCACTGACGCTTTAGGCTATGGCGACGAAATATCAGATCAGCGGGAAACGGCGCAAGAGTATTACTACGCGCTACCGTTTGGCAATGAGGTTGAGGGCCGTAGTCAGTATGTAGATTCTACCGTCCAAGATACTATTGAGTGGATTAAACCAAGCCTGATGCGTATCTTTGGCTCTGGTGACGAGTTTGTAAAGTTTACCCCGCATGGCCCAGAAGATGTGGCTATGGCAGATCAGGCCACCGACTACGTTAACTACGTTTTCAGCAAAGACAATCCCGGCTGGGAGATTATGTATTCGTGGTTCCACGATGCGTTGTTGTTTAAGAACGGCATTGTAAAAGTTTGGTGGGATGAGTACGAGGAAGCCAAGAGAGAAACCTATAAGAATCTTGCAGACCTAGAGTTTGATTATCTTATTTCTGATGAGGAGGTAGAGGTTCTTGAGCATACTGAAACTACAGATGAAATGGGTATGCCAGTACACGACGTTGTTATCAAACGCACAAGTGCTGATGGACGCATTCGTATTGAGAACGTACCACCTGATGAGTTTCTTATTTCCCGAGAAGCCAAGTCTATACATGATGCTCGCTTTGTCTGCCATCGCGTAAGAAAAACTCTATCAGAATTGCGGGAGATGTACCCCGACCAAGACTTTGGTATTGAGGATTTAGGCGCATCTGATGACACGATGTCCTACAATGCAGAGCGTCTTGCCCGTTATGAGTTTGACCACAGCAGTGAGTATGACCGTGGCTGGGGAGCAAACGATGAAGAGGCACTGCGAGAGTATTGGTTACATGAGTCGTTTATTAAAACGGATTATGACGAGGATGGCATTGCTGAACTTCGTAAGGTGTGCAGTGTAGGCAACTACGTCTTTGAAAACGAGGAAGTAGACAAGAAGCCGTTTGTATCTATCACTCCGATCAAGATTCCACATAAGTTCTTTGGCCTGTCTGTTGCTGATCTTGTTATGGACTTGCAACTTATCAAGTCCACGCTGATGCGTAACCTGATGGACAACGCATATAACCAGAACTTTGGTCGCTATGCTGTTCTTGAAGGTCAGGCGAATTTGGATGACCTTCTCACACAGAGGCCAGGTGGGGTAGTTCGTGTTAAATCGCCTAACGCAATTATGCCTTTGGCTACACCTCCGCTTGAGCCGTACTCATTCCAGATGCTTGAGTATCTAGATCAGGTGCGAGAATCACGTTCCGGTGTTAACAAGAATACGCAGGGTATTAACGCAGACGCGCTGACAAGCCACACAACGGCCACAGCCGTTAATGCGGTGATGACCAATGCTCAGTCAAGGGTTGAGTTAATTGCCCGCCAGTTCGCGGAGACAGGCGTTAAAGAACTGATGCGTACCATCTACGAATTGCTGATTAAGTATCAAGACAAAGAGCGAGTAGTTATGTTACGCAACCAGTGGATTCCTGTACGTCCTGACGCTTGGAATGACAAGATGGACTGCACGGTGTCCGTTGCTTTGGGCAACGGCTCTAAAGATCAGCAGATGGCTCACCTGTCGCAGATGATATCTTTTGCGGCACAAGCGATGTCTGGTGGGCTTCCGATTGTCACCCCGCAGAATATGTACAATCTTGGCGCTTCATTGGTTAAGGCTATGGGCTATCAGAATGTTGATGACTTCCTTACTCCCCCGCCTCCGCCGCAACCAGAACAGCCTAGCCCAGAACAGCAGATGGCTATGATGGAACAGCAGGCTAAGATGAAAGAACTTGAAATCAAGCAAGGTGAACTGCAAGTTAAGATGATGAAAGTTCAACAGGATGCACAAGAAGCGGCGGTAGATGCTCAATTAAAAGCCGCAGAACTTGCGCTAGAAAGAGAACAAAACAGAGGTGTGTTGATTGGTGGATAGAGAGAACAGAGCGAAGAACTTACTTAACGACCCACTATATAACGAAGCGTTTGACACACTAGCAGAAGAATTACATAACACTTGGTATAACTCAAGTGTGACAGAAGTCGAGAGCCGAGAACAGGCTTGGCTCAGTTTGCGACTCCTTGAGCGACTACGCCTTCATCTAACCAGTATTGTTGAAACTGGAGAGATGGCTAAGAAACTTAAGGAATACCACATCTAAGGAGAATTTTATGGCGGATACCATTGACCCGCGCCCCGTTGTACCCGGCAGTGTTGCCGAAGCACAAAATGCTTTTTTAGGATTACTGGAACCTGAAGAGGAAAAACCACAAGCCGAAGAAAGCGCCCCTGCTGAAGATGTTGAAGAGTCTACTGAGGAAACTCAAGACGAACCATTGGAAGAGGATGTCCTTGAAGAAGAAGCCGAAGAGGAATCTGAGGAAGAATCTGAAGAGGAAGAGTCTGACGAAGATGAGCAAGAAGAGGTTGAGGAAGTCTATTCCGTTAAAGTTGACGGAGAAGAGATGGAAGTTAGCCTTGACGAACTTATTAAAGGGTACTCCCGACAGTCTGACTATACTCGTAAAACGCAAGAACTTGCAAGCGAAAGGAATCAAATGGCTGAACTGCAACAGCAGTGGGCTAACGAAATTTCCCAAGCACAAGCGGAGCGTCAGCAATACATTTCAGCACTTGGACAAGTTATTCAAAACCAAATGGCTGGACTAGAACAATATGCAAAAATTAATTGGGAGCAACTTCGAGAAGAAGACCCCATTGCATTTGTGACTAAGAAAGAAGAGTTTCGTGATGCTCAAGAACGTGTGCGGCAAGCGCAAGCCCAACAGTATCAAGAGCAACAGAGACAGGAAGCAGAGATCGAGAAGGTTCGTAAACTGGCTGTTCAGGAAGAATACAAGCGACTAGTAGAGGCTGTACCTGAATGGGGTGACTCAGATAAACGTAGCAAGATCGCTTCTGAAATATCTTCCTATGCTGTTGAACAAGGCTTTACTCAGCAAGAGTTAAAAGACTTGATTGACCATAGATCACTTATTGTTCTAATGAAAGCGCAAAAATATGATGCGCTTCAAAAGTCCGATGTTAAAGCAAAGAAGGTTAAGAATAAACCCAAAGTGGTGCGGTCAGGCAAAGGCAGTAATAAAAAGCAAGACACCGCAAGATCAAAACGTATTGCATCCATGAAGCGTCTTAAACAGTCTGGCAAGCCAGAAGATGCGGCTAGTCTGTTTGAGGATTTTGTAGAACTTTAATATAGGAGGCTAACATGGCCGCAACTACTAACACGCGGGAGAC